AGCGCCTTGAAGTTGACGACCAAGGCCAGAAAATATGGGATGTCCTCCCATAGATAAGCTAGTTTGTTTTTTGTTAAATAAATCTAATATACCACCATCTGCATACATGTATGGGTATTGTGGTGTATAACCTTCTGGCGCTGGTGGACGTTGGTATTGAAAGTAAAGACCCTCACCTCCATCACTTCCATACGGATCAGGGTTGTATGTTCTTATTGGAGGACGAGGCATTGGTGGTGGGTTGCTATCGTCATCGTCGTCTTTTTTAGCTGCACGATTCATTGCATAGGCATCTGACATTGTCTGACCTATTAATGCAGCAGGCATAACACCGGGAGCAAACGCACCAGCAGCCGCTTGTTGCATACCTTTAGATGCAAGAAGCCCACCTTGCTCGGTCAAGCCTGGAAGTGTTTGAAGGAACTTAGGCTGTGTAAGATTAGGAAACGCTTCTGAACCTGCATTAATAGCATTTGGGCTTGTGCTTCCTGTCAAACCACCAAGGACTTTACCGCCTAAAAATGATGCTAGTCCTGTCTTGATGCCCTCGCCAATATCTCCTGATTGTACGAACGATCCTAAACCAGCACCCAATCCAGCCATACCAGCAGTTCCAACAGATGCACCAAGTGTTGCAAGGAAAGGCACAGAGCCAGATGCTGCTAATGCAGGTAATCCTAAACTAAATAACAGAGGTAGAACCATTTACATCTCCAAAACTTATACAAACTCTAGCATTTATTCTATCAATCGTCTAGCCAGCTATAAATCTTATTTGTCTCTTCTTTACGGTGCTTCAAACCGTTGTATCCACCGTTTACTCTTTTAGTTATTTTTTTAATAATCTCGTCTGTAACACCTTCATCACATATTTCCCACAACTTGTTTCTGTGAAAGAACCAAATAGCTGATTCCATAGGGTATTTTGTAGCCACAAGATCAGGGTCTTTCATAATTTCTGGTAGATCCATGTCTGCTGCAAACTGAGAATAGTTCATTTTTCCCGTGCATTGTAAAAATCCGCGTCCCCGAAATAACCATCCTTGACCGTCATTTTGCATCCTGTCACCGTATACGCGGTCAGCAAGAGCTTGTGGGTTACGTGCACAGCTTTCGGCATCGCTCTCTGTTTTAAAGTATTTACCAAATACTGCTAGTATAGACTCTTTGCTGTAGTTTAAGTTTTCTTCTACATATCTAAATGTGCCACTCTCATGCACAAGTTGCCCAAGGAAATGTGCCCCACGCTCTGGATTCAAAGCATAGTGATGACAAATCTTCTTTGCAGTGTTGGGGCCAAACGCACCATCAGGTGTGGCTCCTATCTTTTCTTGTAGTGTTTTTAGTGCTTCACTCATTTACAAACTCCTTTGATCCACAGACACGCTCATATACCATGTCAGAGGTGTAACTCTCCGCCCATTTGTTTTCTGTAAAAGTACAAAAGTGCCACAAATCATTTACGTCTGCGTTAAGTAGCTCAATAATATCTTGTTGTGCAGATACTGTTCCCTCAAGATGCTCAATATCATGAACCATTCCAGAGATATACCAAACCAACGCCACTAACTGCACAGCCATAGCAAAGACTAGAGCAACAGGTATCTTCATATCAGACATATCGCTACCTCTTAAAGAACTTCTGTACGCCACGCACACCGAAGCTCGCTGATATGGCGATACCTAAACTGTAAAAATACCAGTCTGGTGCTTTGGAGAGTTGTTCAAAACCGCTATCTACCCAACCCTCAGTGCCTGGAACAAACGCCAAAACAAGCGGTATAGACAGGACAATCACGAACCACTCGTCTTTCCAACTCGATTGAGAACCTTGTGCCATGATGCGCTCCCAGTCTGCAACTGAGGTCTCTTTGCTCATCATTATTTTAGCTTTTGCTTCCGCCTCTGTTAGCTTTAACTTTGCACTTGCAGCCTGCGCCTGTGACTTTGCATCAAACCAACTTCCTGCTAAATTAGCTATCGGCCCTATCAGTTGAGCAATCATAGCCTCTCCTCCTCAACAACTTTTTTCTTTGCAGACGTGGATTCTTTGCCCATCCATATGCCAAAGCAACCAGTAAGAGCACCCATGCAAACAGATACGAGGCCACTCTGTGCAACAGATGGATCAGGCAAACCCATAAACCAATGTACTGCTTGATATGTAAGTATTGTAACAGCCAACATCATTAGACGTGGCAGAATTTTCCAATCATCTAGAACAGTAGCAGGCATTAGAACATTCCCTGACTGCCACCAAACCTAGAGGCTAACGCAGCCATAAGCTGTGGGTTCATTTGGCCTTGCGGCATTGTTTGTGAGCTTCCTTTTCCTGGGCCTCCAAATCTACTTGGCGGTCTTTGCGGCATTGTACGACCACCGCCCTTTGCACTAATGCCTCGCTGCAATATGCCTACATATGGATTCTGCATGGGCATTGGCTGTTCCATTCTGTCTGCCATTTGCCCAATTTGTTGGCGCTCTGATGTGTTCATCATCTCCATAGGGCGTGGCATAGAACGCTGCATACCACCAAGGCGGTCATAGTTCTGACCCGCATAACGAAACGCAGGGCTAGTTGCTTGGTTTTGTTGACGGTACTGCAAATCTTGTGGACTTGTGTATCGCTCATCGTTAATAGCCCCGAAACGCATAATGTTTTGTGAAGGCATCATAGGCTCAATGCGCGGCATATTAGGATTTCTAAGCCCACCAAGACCTTGCATTTGACGGGGAACAGGCCCAGGTGATCTCATGTTTTGACGTTCAAACATCATACGTGCACGATCCATATTTGCTGCACGAGCAGCCTGTTCTTGCTGCATACTCATACGGTTAAGCATCGCTTGGTTTGTTTGCTGATCTGGCTGAACTGTTTCTGGCGTTGCGACTTCTGCCGCTTGCTCTCTAGCCCTTCTTTTCTTACGCCTCTTTTTTCTGTTAGCTACAGCCAAGTTATGTGCATTTCTATTTGTTTTAGTTTTGTCTATGTAAGCTTGAGTTTGCTCGCTTCGAGGCTTCCCTGCATTGTCTCTAATTTCTTGAAAGTCACTTTTAATTTGACTACCTATGCCCCTAATCCCACTCATAAGTCTAGAACCTAAAGATCTTGATGGTCTTGGACGAGGTCTTGGGCTTGATGTTGGTCTTGGGTTGGGTCGTCTACCACGAGTTATTGGGCCTGACATTATAAAGTCCCTCCGTTTGCTGCTTGCGGCATAGTCACTGTAATCTTAGTGTGCCGTTTAGTTTCTGCTGCCCATGATTTTCCACAGTCAGGGCAGTTACCATCAGGATAAGAGGCAACTTCTTCTGGTGTATCCACTAAGTTATCACAGTGGTGGCACTGTAACTTGTCCTCAGACGTTGAGGGGTTCCACTTTGAGCCGTCAGTTAATGTAATAATTGTTTCGTCGCTCATATTACTATCCTTAATTCACCAGTTGAAGTTTTATATACATCATTTACCGACAATCCTCCAGTGACAGCCGCAGCATTGTTTTCGTGTAATGGTAAGTTTAACAAATTTAGTGTGTTAAATACAGCAGTTCCTGGGTTCTGTGATTGAGTAAGGTAAACAGAAAACGCTCGAACTATTTCTGAAAAATATCTTTGTTCATATGCCTGTGGAGGTAAAGGAAAATACGGGACTGGTACTTCTTTGGTAGCCATTACCTTCTCCCATCCTGTCTAATGTCCATGCGAGGAGAACCAAGTCTCCATCCCATCCCTGTTTCAGTAGACTCTATACGCAAAGCCATAGACCTTCCACGCAATCTAACAAAAGCTTGATTAGTAAACTGCTCTACAGGAACTGTGGCTGTTCGAGTCACTGTTTCATTATCTGTTTGTAAGTAGTTCTCACCAGGAAAGTTTCTTGCTTTCATAGTAAAAGTGACAGATGGAGAATCTTTAGTTGAGTTTCTAAAGGTAACATCTGGAATGATTCGACTTACAAACGAAAAGTTATTTCCATCTCCAATATCAAATTGACTAGACTCAATGTATGCAGAAATTGCAGTTGCAGGGTTCTGACTACCATCATCAAAACCATTTTCATGTGTGTACAAATATCCATCTAGCCCTGCGGCAATAGGATTTTCCTGAACACCACGATCAATCCATGCTCCACGAGCTAATGTGCCGTAGTACCAGATGTTTTGTTGGTAATTATAAACTACATAACGATTTACAGTTTCACTGTTTTCAGAAGGGTAATACCACCAAACCTCAGAGAATGCTGTGTTTGAAGCAGCAAAAACTTTTTCACTTTGCCTTTCATTAAAATCACTAAAGACATAATCTCTTACAGTGCAAGGTAGTTTTTGAATAGAACCTGTATAAGTATAGAACTCATTCTTACCCATCCAAAAAACATTATCTTCAATTGGTATTGCAGCGTTTGAACTTGCTACGGTTACATTTTCTGAGAGCATATTAATCCCAAAAGTAAACGGTGGCCCAAGGTATTGCATAGCGTGAATAGATACATCAGTGAATACTAAAATCTGTTGCCTTGTCTCTACGGCTGTAACGATTCTAGATCCTGAACCAACAAGCAAATCACCTGCCGTGTTGGTTGTAGTTGGTAGCCAGTCTAATGCATTCTCTTGATCGGAAAAACGAATAAGCAATGGATCTTGTATTGCGCTTCCTAAAGTATTTGCACCAAATGCAATTACATGACGGTCAACGTCAGAAACAAGAATCTTAGTAGCAACTGTAGGTGGATTATTAGCTCCCGTTAGGGACGTTAGAGCAACTGCTCTATTTGATAAGGGTGTAGATAAAGATGCATCCCAATAAAAAATTCCCCCGTTATGTACATTTATTATTAAATCTTCGCCAAAGTTATCATGTGTCCATAAACGTAACGTATCTGATAAAAGGTTTACAGTTGCAGCCGAACCCCAAGTTCCTCGTGACCAACTTCCTGCACCCCAACCATTACCGAATACTGATGTATCTAGGCCAACATTTATTTGATAAGCCCCTGTGGTAAACTTTCCTCCATTTGCAGTGTCTGAAGAATTAGCAACAACAGGTGTAGGAGTATATTCACCGTCAACTGTAATGTCAGCTACACTTGCAACTGTACGTGCAGTAATTTTATATGTGTCACTGGTTGCCGTACCATCAATAATAACTTGATACTCTTGGTTTAAAACAGCGGCAGTAATGTTTCCACCTAAAGATTCAACGTTTGTAAATGTAACAAAATCACCATTAACTGTGCCATGACTAGGATGATTTACAACAATAGTAGAAGAGCCATTTGTTGCTGTAAATGTAATAACGGGTACGTTTTCTGAAACCGCAACAGTTGCGGGTGCTGTCACATTCGCCACTGCCTCAACTCCCGTAACAGAAACAGAGACATCTATATCACCACCAACCGTAACGCTTCCAACCTGCCCTGTCGCTGACGAACTATTGCTTACTGGAATTATTACCATGACATCGTCATTTGTGCTAACTCCAACAGTACCTACCTGCCCTGTCGCTGCATCATTTGTAACTTGCTCTGCATTTAAAACGATCTCTACTGTACCCACTTGCCCAGTTGCTGAACTTCCAGATACCGTAATAGTTGTACTTTCATTTGGAGGTACAGTTAATCTAATTGGGGTAATGTCATAGTACCCCTGACCACTTTCTATGTAATACTTTTCACTCGTGCCAACCCCTAAATAGTTATCAAGAGCAATGGTTCTCCATGAATGCAAAGCTCGACAAGAACCAAGGAAAGATTTATTTCCAACCTTTGTCCACCCACCAATTTTTTCTGGATAACCTGCCCGAAATCTAACCTTATCCACATCAAACCAACCGCCTTCATTACTATATGAAGTAGTTTCTCTGTTAACACCTGGTTGGAACTGAAGCTTGGTTAGCGGCATATTTAAGTCCTTGTTAGTTCAATTGAACTTTTACGGTTTAGTAGGCCAGTCATCATCTTCCAGATGAGGCCAGTCAGAATGTGTTGGTAAATCTCTTAAAGAAGTACGATAAGTTGTTTGAGCAGAGGTCATTATACGATCTGATACAGCCCACCAATCTGTTTCAGCTAAAAGTCTATCACGTTGACTACGATTATTACTTGCTGCGCTTGTGTCTAACTGTGTTTGATATGCTGTCTCTTGCTCTGCTTTAGTTTGCCCACCTTCTATGTCAGCAAACATATCCCTGATTTCCCAAGCCTCGACCCAATTATCTTCAGAATCTTGCACTGCACCATTACGAGCAGCAAATTGATATTGTCCTATACCTTCTGTGGGTTTTGGTGCAGCAAGAATAGGGTCTACATTTAGCGCATCACAGACGCCACTCGTCCATACTCTAGGCATCGACATGTTTGGATTGTCACGCCTAAGCTCACCTTGTGTTTTTATTTCACCTGTTGTTCTGTTTCTGTATTCACCCATTTGATTGATCCTTTCTTATGAGTTTGATTATGCTATTGCGTAAAAAACGTAAGTTGCACTTGAAACGTTTATGTTTGGATTATTTGTGCCGCTCGCTAAATTTTGAATAGCAAAGCCAGAACTAGAAGGGTATATGTAATTTTTATTCCCTGTCGTTTCAGCGTTTTGATTATTAAGATCAATATGAGGGTCCGTAGACTGTGTTATTCCTCTTGAAGTATCGTACACTACCCAATCACCTGATGCGTCAGTACGTTTGATAAGCACAAACCTTGCTCCGTTTGAAAAACCACAATTTATAACTTGAGAACCGCCGTTCCCTGTATAATTTCCAACTTTTGATATACCTGCTAGGGTGGTAAACAGCACTGCTATGTATGGTTCATTACTGTTATTAACATCAGCCCCACTACCTACTGTAAAAACAGTAGCAGTTGGAGAAGTACTTGCAAATTGAAAGCTTGCGCCTGATGCAGCCCCACTGTCACTGAGATACATACCGTTAGCAGGAGAAATATTTTCGTGATAGACCATCCAATTATAGGCGGATTGATTGCGTCCTTTAAACCACATCATTTCTGGTGCCACACCTAGATTATGGGGTACTGTTCTTGTTGAACCTGTTCCGTCGTAAATAACAACATCAAAAAAATTAGGCGCTCTACGCCACATGTATGACAAAAATGTGGTGTTTATACTGCTTGCCGCTGTATCCATAAAGCCGTTCATGTAATCAAATTTTTGCTCAGACCAATTATTTTCTGCGGCTGTACTAGATGTAACTAAATATTTTATACCAGTTAATCGTGATCCAAGTGTAGGGTAACTAGATGATCCTCCATTTCTATATATTGATAGCCTAGTATCAACAGGAAACCCACTTCTGTATTCAGGCTTTTCATTATCAGCAGCAGCCCTAGCAAAGTCGAGAGCAAACACATCAGTAGCACTAGTAGGTATTGCCATTGGGCCACGTCTGATTGCCATATATACGTATTTATATCCACTACCGTTATACCAGTTTTCGTTACGAGTTAATTTAAAACCAGTGTTAGTTGGAGCAACTGCGTTATAAGACGTATCTTCGTATTCAGCACCGTTAGTGTTTGCCACTAATCTGTTAGTAGAGTTATCGGTGAAACCTCTCATAGAATCAAAAAGAACCCAAGACCCCCCTGCACCTGAACCTGATTCTTTTTTTATCATCACCCATTGTGGTTCAAAACCAACATTAATATTGTTGTCTGTACCGCCATCGCCAGTATAATATCCACACTTGATAATATCTTGGTCAGCATCAGGGCCGAACTCACCATCAGAATTGTTGTGAGCAAATAGGTAGGCTATGAATGAGTCTCCATTATTATTTGATCCAGTGTCCGTACCTAAAGTAAACACACTAGAGGTAGGGGCAGTGTTATTCCATGGAGTTGAAGCAGCAGCAAAAAGATTGTCTGATTGGAGCATGGCATAGTATTGTCCAGGATTAGTGCCACCATTTGCGCCTCTATGATAAACTCTCCAACCCTCATTTGATCTATCAAGGTTTTTTATCCACATCATACCTGGCACAGAACCAAGATTATGAGCAACAGTTCTACCTGCCGTTCCGTTGCCTGTATACGCCACAATATCAAAAAATTTAGGCGCTTTGCGAAATGTCCATGATACGTAGTCTGGTCCTCCATATACTGGCCCTCCAACAAGCCCAGAACTTGCTGATAAATCAAAGCCATTATTATTAGCTGTAAAAAGACCTGACGAAGAACCCGCAGCATATGGATAGTTAGGATACAGACTATTACCTTCCGTATCATAAATTCGTGGGTCTTGCGCCGCACTTCGACTTTTGCCCCAGACCAAACCACCTTCAGTCAAGTCAATGTTATTAACTATAGTTTTTGCAGCATCAGCCCCTTCATACAGAAACGTGCTAAAAACATTCTCGACATTAACAGGATCACCACCTGCTGCCCCTGCCGCTGCCATTAACATTTTTTTAACATTAGTCATTTATTTATCCCATCGCCTGACCTGCGGTAAATCCATAATATATTGTCCCGCCGTCATAAGTTGCAAATACATATATATCCACGCCACCTGATGTCGTAGTAAGAGTTGGCGCTGTAGCCGCAGCCCAATCCACACTGGAAGGCCAAGTGATTGTCCTTGCTGTACTGTCTTGAATAACCTTCAAACTAAAAATACTAACCTTACCTGATGCCGCAGGATTGCTGAAAGTATAAGTTACATTTTCAGATAAAGTGTGCGTAAAGTTATCGCCATTACGTAAATCTATTGTTGCTGCATTGGAGCTACTTGTGATCGCAGTGCTTTCTGTGATTGTGCCGTTGTCAAAAGTAACTACACCATTAGCATCAGCCGTAACAACCTTGCTTGCTTGAGAAGTACCAAGAGTTGTGATATCATTGTAATTTAGTTCTGCGGCAGTAGAAGTGATAGACGCCCCTGCAATCTGTAACGTAGCTGCATTAACCTCACCAGAAGAACCATAAATTACACCCTTACTATTTACGATTGTTCCCGCAGACGAAGTATCAAGTAAGTTTAATTCCGCAGAACTGGAGGTAACTCCAAAATCAGTTAGAGAAGAAGTATCTATTATGTGACTTACCGCAGCTCCAGATCCTGCACCGTTACAGTACAAGATAGCAGTTTTTCCGTTTTCTACTGTTACGTTAGATCCTGACCCTTGTGAGAAGATACAAGATTGCCCCGAATTGTTGTCAACAAAATAAAGTTTTTGAGCATTGTTTGGCAAAACTGTAATGGTATGAGTTCCAGAAGGACTACCTGTTAAAACAAGAACCTTATACATTCCATCAGACAAAGTACCATCAGTTGTTTGGAGATTAGAAGAAGTACCCGAAAGAGATATAGAGCCTACACCACTAGTTAAACGATCTATAATATCAAAGTTTAAATTTGTGGTCGTACCCCATGTACCAGATTGCTCTCCTGAAGCAATCTTTTCTATACCACCATTCGTTGTATATGTACTTGGCATTTACTTATCCTTATGCAGCTATATCCGTCCAAGTTGTACTTGGATTTGGTGTTTCTTCTGTCCAAGTTGTACTTGGATTTGGAACTATTCTACCCCAAATAATTGGGGATGTCACCTCACCAGTTGCTGAAACACCCACAAGAGTGACTTTCGCCCCCGCAGAAATTGTTGGCGCACCTACTGTACCAGTGCCCGAAACCCCCGTTGGGGTGACAATAACACGAGGCGTTACGACTACTGATCCTACTCCCCCCGTGGCTTCTAGTCCTGTTGGAGAGACCGTTGCTCCACCAGTTGATGTTACTGATCCAACTTCTCCTGTACCTTCAGCCCCCGTAACGTCTACATTAGCGCCAGTAGAGATTACTACAGAACCCACACCACCAGTGGCTTCTAGTCCTGTGGGTGGAACATTAGCACTGGCAGTTACTGTTACAGAATCAACCTCTCCAGTAGCAGTTACCCCCGAAGAAATAGGTATCGTTGCATCGGCTGATATTGCAGGATCCCCTACCGCACCTGTGCCTGAAACTCCTGTTGGTATAACTGTAACATTAGAAACATGAGAGGCACTACCAACTTCTCCAACGGCTTCTATTCCTGTTGGTACTACGAAAGCATTACCACCAGTAGACATACTGCCTACTCGACCTTGTCCTTCAACCCCAGTTGGGAGAACAATAATTACATTTTTAGCAACGACCTCTCCAACTTGCCCTGTACCTGAGACCCCTGTTGGAGAAACATTAGCTTCTGCTGTAATAGTAACAGAGCCTACACCGCTTGCACCGACTAAACCTGTAATCGGGGGAGATATATCAGCAACACCGCTTCCCCCAAACGTACTATCCGCAAATGATGTAAACCCAAACGACATAAGTTACTCCTTACGCTGCTTTGTCTTTTTCTTTTAGGCTCTCTTTAAGCATCTTCACAAAGCCATCCTGACCTACTTTGAGTTGATCTAAGTTAAACTCTGTATTGCTTATTTTTTGTTGTAGTGAGTTAATATGATTAACCATCATCTTCTGTTTATCATCCAACTGATCTTCTGTATAATCTACATTGTCAATCGTGATGACCTTTTTTTCTTCAGCCATTTGATTTCCTTTCTTTGTTATCCTGCTGCGTCAATAGCTAATGCTCCAAACCAATTTGAACCATCTCGCGTAGTAAAAACTAACACGTCTGTTTCACCATTTGCAGGTGCATCTGGTGCAGTGCCACCTGCCCAATCTACTGTACCAGGCCATGTGACTGTTGAACCGTTTCCTGTGAGATATAAAATAAAACCAACACCCCATCCAGAAGAAGTGTTGGTAAAAGTAAATGTCGTATTGCCTGACAGTGTAATATAGAACACACCTGAATTTGCCGCATTGATTGTTGGGGTTGTGCCAGTTAACTGTGAGCTTTCATCAAAGTAAGCATAGTAATTGTAAATACTACCTTGGCATGACAAGTAATATGGATGTACGGAAAGAGTAGACCAACCCCCTGCGTGTAAACTAATTGCGTCAGCAGAATTAAAGCCCACATAAGTGTTAGTATCACCCTCATGGTAAATTCTATCTGCAAGATAAATATTATCGACTGCGTTTAGGTCACCGTTAATATCCGTATCTACACTTATTGTAACCGCACTAGATGTTGTTTTAAATGTTTCTGTGTTTCCTGCTACAAGCCTTATTGTGTTTGCATCTGAAAACTGAAGCATAGTGTCATTATCACCTGCGTGTTGAAGATTTGACGGTATGATTAGATTATTAGCAACTTCTACGTCAGTGTTACCTGCACCTACAGATAGTAGTAACGCATCATTATGTGCATCATAAAATCTTGTACCACCATACGTTTTATTAGCCTTAAGCCTTATGCCAGTAGCATAATCTATGTCTAACTTGTTGTAGTTACCACCGTAATTTTCAAGGTTAGTTCCGATGTAATAACCATCAATTGCGCTAGTGTCTGCGCTACCAAACATAAGCCTAGTGCCAGTATTACCCGACCAAGGGTTTCCTCCAGAGTCACCTAATGAAAGATATAATGCGTTGCTAGGTGTACTAAGCCACTTAGCACCGTTGTAATAAATAAATACATCACCCCCACTAGGAGCTAATTTTATGTCATGGTTAAAAGTAGCAGTACCTGCATCTGACATATCAAGGGTGAGGGCATTTATATATGAACCACCATCATTACCTGAAATTACTATATCACCATCAGAAGTATCTGACTGAAAAACAAGATTAGAGCTAGATTGATATACAGTTCCAAATTGTGTGCCATTATTTTTAAATCTAATATTTCCACCATTAGCATCTAATGACATGACTCCACCAACGTCTATAGTTAGATCGGCAGCATCAGATATGGTTGAGCCACTTATAGTGATGTCACCAACGCTTAATGTATTTCCAATTACAGCTTTGCTATTACCTTGAGCTAAAGCTGAAACACTAGTCACGGCAGAAGCAATTTTAGGCGTGAGGGTGTTTGACCCAGAGTTTACAATACGACCATTAAAATATGCGCCAGTTGTTTCGTGATAAGCGTCAGGGTTTGTAAGCTCTAATGCAACGTAACTTACAGAACTATAAGTAAGTGTAACTAACCTTGCTGACGGTTGACCTGCATGTGCAACACCATGCCCCATAAGACTTCCAATAGGTGTAGTTGAACTGCCTGAACTTACAATCATATTCCAACTACAAGCGTGTTTGAGGGCGCTTGTTCGGTCCATTGTAATTGTACCGTTAACGTCATTGCTTCCTGCATTAAGACAGAGCAAAATATAAACAGGACTTGCATTATCCGCTGCATCCATCTCAAATCTACGATTGATGAAATGGTTTTCTTGCATAGAAATGTAATTGTCACCGTTGATGCTTATACCTGTGGAGGTGGTGGCAAGTTTGGCTGAGTTGTCATAATATAAAGTCGCTGCGCCATCAGTTGCAAAGGTAGCCATGTTCTCGCCGCCAGCCTTGATAATATCAACACTAGCACCACCAGAAACAAGTTGTAGGTTTCCTGTACCATTGTCATATATTACTGAATTTGTGCCGTTGTGATATACCTCAAGATCTGATGATGCCCCAAATAAGGCTTTACTATTGTCACCTAATTTTATGTCATGGTTAAAGATAGCAGTACCTGCATCTGCCATATCTAACTGTAGCGCAGTTATACCACTGCCACCGTCATTGCCGACAAAAAGTATATCTTTATCTTGAACTCTTGCTTCGAATTTAAAATCGCTGCTAGAATTTTCTATTCGACCAATAGTTGTTCCACCATCAGCAAAATCAATATAACCACTATCAGCATCTAGAGTAATAGCACCACCAACATCTACGGTAAGATCACCACCATCAGATATAGTTGATCCATTAATTGTGATGTCATCAACAGTAAGAGTTGTCAGTGTGCCAAGGCTTGTGATGTTAGGTTGTGCAGCCGTTGTGACTGTAGCTGCTGTTGTTGCCGTAGATGCAGCGACGTTAGTTACATTACGCCCGTCTGCGGCGGCTATGTGTCCACTCGAATCAAGGTATACAGACTTTTCGGCAGGTTGCGTAATAAATACATCCGCAGCGCCTGCCGTTAAGTTTATAGCATTACCAGAATTAGAACTTTCAAGGACAGTTGTCCTAGCAAGTGTTGTTCCAGAAGAAGTAAACGTACCAAGCCCAACCTCAAATTGCCCTGTACTACTTTCAAATATAGCGTAGTAAGTTGTATCGCTATTAGAAAGCACAGAAGTAAAAGTTTGAAATCCCGTTACGGCTCCGCCTAATGTCAGAGTACCTGTCCCTGTGGTTGACGTAGTTTCCTTTACTCGATCCTTAACAACAAGTGCCATTGCAACAATCTCCTATCTAGTACTGTTTAGGCGATTCTTATAATTGCGTTTGAAGCATCCGCTGTTGGAAAAGCAATTTGAAAGTCACCAGATGTAGATGTCTTATCTGAACCAAAGTCCAAAACAACCACAGTGTTAGCCGTACCTGATCCACCACCTTCAGTTGTATTATAAACCAATGCACCACGCGCCGTAATAGTTGCAGAAGTAAATGTAATGTCTGCAAAATCTGTAAGCGCAGTTGTACCTGAAGTAGTTGGGTCAACACGAGTTAAGGTGCCGCCGCCTGCGGAATAAGAACCAGAGTTACTCACTTCGTTTGAAGTTGTGTAAGCTGTAGTTGCCGCAGTGAACGAAGCACTGTTAGTGTAAAGCGCGATTTTGAAAGTATCTCCACCGCTATTTTTAAAATCGTGACCACCCTCAAGAAGCTCTTTCTTGAAAGAAGTACACATAAAGTTTCCGTTAAAGGCCATGTTAAAGTCTCCTTATAAGTTCAGCCAGTTGGGGGTGACCTGCATCAACAAGCGCATTACACACAGTTGTTCGGTCACTACGTATAGCCTGTCGCATGTAACTCGCAACAAGCGTTTCAATGTGCTTAGAAAAAGCACGAGCTTGGTCTCTTACGCCAGGATGCGTATTGTCAGAGACCGATATGATCTTTTGGACACATTGTTCCGCAAGTTCATCTGGAGTAAAACCACGATTTTCTGTAGTATTAATACCTACTACACTGTCATATTGTGGTACACTTACATCTATTTTAAACATTTAAATTTCCATCCTTGGTTGACCATCACGGTAATCATCACGCTTTAGTCTACCTTCTCCAAGAACCATAACACGCTTTAACGCATCATTGTACCTTTGTTGATACATAGCAAGAATATCTTGCTCACCCTTCATAAATATATATGCTTCTATTAAAGAACCGTACAACAAAGCTTCTTCTGCGTTTTCTCCAAGCCATGAGGTACTTGATGTTACTATTGAAGGGGGATCAAAGTAATAGTGCAATTGAACTTCATATGCAGAATCTGGAGTTGGTGCTAACAAAAAATGCCCTGCTGAATTAGTTGCTTGAATATCCCCATCAAACTCTGAATAAAATTTAGGAAGACCAGAAGTTGTTTTGTTTGGGTAAGCTTCTCGAATAAAGTTTACATCTTTAGGAAGCATAAAGGTATAGTCACCAGACCCATCAATTACGGCAATAGAAAACGGTGCTAGAAAATCTGATGGTCTCGTAAGGAATCTGTTATTAGCTGTAGTGTTCGCAGTAACATTTTTTCTTAGCTCTGGTAAAAGAACAATTCGGTGTATCTTTTCTTCTGTCTGTCGAACAAACGTAGGTATTTGAGAAACAAAAGTAGTTTCTGTATTCTCTGTATAATCCTTTATTGCCTGTACTAACTCAGCATAATTCATTCTTCAGCCTCATTATAAAGATTATCGAAAACTCTGTTAACATCTAAAGTATAGTCTAAATCAGATTTAGAATAATGTATATGCTGAGATGGTTTAAAATCTGGAGCACCCTTTCCAGTCTCAAACCAAGCAGGATGCGTAACCCTTACACGATTGTTAGGAAGTGCCACTACATTGCCAGTCCATTCTCCTGCATCAAGAAGCTGTAATACATGAGCCTGTTTGTGTTGAGCGGGGTCATCTGCAACATCAGTATCGGTGTAGTCTACAGTAAACAGATAATTTGCTGCAAACATTTCTCCGCCTATCTTAGCCATCCAAGGACATGGGGTTGCCCTGTCAAGCTTATATACTGCATGAGTATGAGATGGGCAGTCCCAAGGCTGTGCGTCATGTACCGCCATAGGTTCAGGCCATTCTTCAAGTGGTTCGTCAGCTACTAAAGCAGTGATCGGCATCCTAGCCCACATTGCACCACCATGCACATTCTCTCCACCTTCTTCATCAGCCTCAGATCCTGTGAATATAACCTGAAAGCTTAGACATCTATTAGGCATAGTAGTTACAGCAATAGCCATAGCATGAAGGAACTCGCCGTGATAACGCTCATGGTTACATGTGTATTCACGACGAACCCAACACTTAAAATGTGGTATGTTGCTTTGAAGATATGCCATTAATTCAATTGAACTTTATCCGTTACGAGTAAACTTTTGTGGTCTAGCTGCACCGCTACCGCGAGCAACACCGCCCTTAGCCATACCCTTCTTCTTCATAGAGCCACCCATACCTTTTTTAACAACCCCACCTTTAGCCATGCCTTTTTTCTTAGTAGCACCACCTTTTTTCATTTTACCTACGCCATCAGCGGCAAAGAATGGGACTTTCTTTCCGCCCTTCTCTACCATTTTAAGCTTGCTGCCTTTGCTCATAGCAACAGGTTTTTTCTTCATAGCCCCGCCTTTTGCGTAGCCTTTCTTTTTCATTGCGCCACCTTTGGCGTAACCTTTTTTCTTCATAGCCATTTTAGTCTCCTTATAGTTGTGGCGTTAAACAATAGTTATATCCCCCACCATAGCACTATGATTGGTGCATTGATACACTAGAGATGTATCGGAAGGTTCATGAGGCACAATAAATTGTGTCAATCCTGTTGTTGAGTTATAATTTTCTGTGACACCTGTAGTAAAAGCAGATCCGCCATCAGATGTTCTAATCTGCAAAGGGTGACTGCTTACGTTTGCTGTATTATCTATAAGATAAGTATGACCTTTGTAGAAAGTAAAGTTTGGATTATTACCCGCAGTAGCCCCAGGGCCAGTAAAAGTATATGCAGAAGAACCGCTTGTCCCTGCGGTGTATTTAGTTACAGGGCCAGTTGTCTCATCATTAACTCGAATCCACGCCCCACCGTGTGCAAAATATAATCCTCCAGTCGCATGGACATGTGCTACAGCGCCGTGATACGTGCTTGCACTTGGAAGATCGCTTATAGCCCCATAGTAAAATACAATTTTATTTGCACCAGAACTAACGTCCAGTAATCCATTTGAGTCAATTATATCTGTAAGAGTTGTGCCATTTCCTAAAGCAGCATACACTTCATTAAAATTGTCATTGATTTTATCCGCACCTGCACGAAGAGTGTCTCCCGTCCCGTCATTTGCAGATGAACCAATACCCACTGTTTGTTTTGCCATCTTTTATCCCTCGTCAAATGTCTGTGATGTTGAGTCTAACGTAATTGACGTGCTGTCAAATCTATCAGCAACTGATACCGTTGCAGATCCTACTGCACCCGTTGCAGATACGCCAGTAACTCTGTCAACTTCTGTTATTGTTACCGTTACCCTTCCAACTGATGCAGTCATAAGAGTTCCCTGATGCCCCACAGGATTAAATCCGTATAAGGCTCTGCTCTCTACTAGAGAAGTATCGGGCCTTGGATTACGCAAAGATTGAGGATCGTTTATCTTTAATCTACCAAGAAAGTTTTGTGGCTGATCTGGGTCAACTACATCTTTACCAACAAGAAAACCAGTTTTCACGCCGTTGTTAAACTCAGGCACAAGATCTTTCAAAGGGTATCTAAACCCTGTCTTGTCACAGAAACCAAAGGCATATTTAGCTTTTGCGTAGCTCATCAGCCCCCCATAAACGTATCAAAAGGAACGAACTTGATTGACGCTGTTTCTTCATCTTCCCCAGATGCAAGCTGAAACTGAAACTCATACTCTTGTTTTAACGCCGCTGCTCTAGCAGCTACCTCTGGCTTCTTCATAGCTATATAATAAGCTAGACCAGAAACTAGAGCAGGTACAAATCTTGGTGGTACAGATGTAACTGAAGACCCTATGCCAGAAGTCAGACCATCTATACCTTTAAGCCTAAAGTAAGACAAAGTGTACGGTGTTGTGCTGTCTGGTACAGGCCATAAGGTTATTTTTGTTTCCGTTGGGAGCCTTTGGACGTAGATCTGGGTCGGCCTACCTTGCGTTTCTTTGTTGGTTTGTTGGGCGTAGGTTGCGACACTGACCCTTTGGATGGTGGTATCGGTTTGATTTGTACCTGTACCTGTGCGGATTTGGTGTTCGAGAATGTCAATCGTGTCCGAAGGTAGCGTATAAGTCGCAGTACCTGCCGTAATGGATAGAGTATTAGATTCAATAGTGAAGAGATTAAGCCCACGGTTTTGCCACTCCAATGTTAAAATGTTAAGGCTCCTGCGAGCCGTTTTAAGATCATAGCCTGAACGCATTTCAAGACCTGCCCGTTCATAAGCTTCTTCAAATAGTTCTGGTAGATCTGGTGTTACTACTGCCATGATAATTTCCTATGTAACTACACTTCTGTGTCGTTTCGTTTTCTTTGCAATTTTTTTAGGTTGAGCCACATACTGCTTGCCTGAAGCCTTGCCTGCTCGCTTTGCTCTTGATGTGGCTGCATACTCAGCAGAGCTAAGAGACTTAATAGCCGAAGAAGGGAGGTAGCGTTCGCCAGTAGCATTACTGCCTTGGGTAGAAGGCTTGCCACTTTTAGTACGCCATTTCTGCTTCGTCCATGACTTTAAGCTTTTCTGAGACTTCTTGAGTGCCATCAGTCTTTATAGCCACCCCCTGCTTTCTTGTAAGCTTTAGCAAGCATCTGAGCTTTTCTAGCCGACCATTGCCCAGGTGCTCCACCTTTACCACCTGCTTTTATTCTATTAAATATACGTTTTCTCTTTGTAGGTTGAGTGTAATTACCTGCTTGGTTAACTTTACTCTTAGACTTCTTCTTTTTAGTCTTCCCACCTTTACCCATACGGATTAGTTCAAGGTCTTTTACATCGTCGCCTGTAGATGCAAATCCAGATCTTTCTTCCATTCTGTTACCTCTTAGTTGGCTAGGCATCTGGGCACGAGAGATTGCCATCTAGCACTTCCATCTTTTTCTAGCTTGTCTCAAACGTGAGTTAGGGTCTTTAGCTGCTTTAGGAAACTTCTTCATCTGCCCTGCGGAACGAGCACAAAAGGATTTACGCCGCTTGGCGTCTTTACTACCTTTTTTTACTTTGCCAGTAACAGCAGTCTTTAACTTAGATCCTGGATTCTTTTTACGGTATGCTGCAACGCCTGCTTTAGTCATCCCCGCCCCAGATTTAGTGGGACGGAAATTCTTTTTGTTGCGTTTGGGCATCTCGCCCTTTTTCTTCACAGCCATATCTACTCCAGTAGAAGAGTAATCACTGATCCAGATCCGCTCAACGCAGAAACAAAACAACCATCATCTGCCAGTATGCCATCGTTAGGAAGGAACACATCGTTCCACCCCGCAGGAATGGTAAGGTCAAGAAGTGTGGCTCCTGTGGCAGAACCATTCTTAATTGTAAAAGCGGTTGTGTTTGTTGCGTATACTAGAACCCCTTGCAATCTGCTGCGAGAAGGCCCAACTAGACCTGCTGAGAAACCCGAAGTAGCTACGTTAAAAGCCCGTATCTCTTGTCCTGCCATGTCTATCTCCTATTAAGGTTGAACAGCAGTATTAAAAGCCTGAGCATACATTACTGTTATAACAACTGATCCCGCATTTGTACCTGCGCTTGAGGTAGCTGTTAATTTTAAATCGGATGTACCAGTGTTCTTCCATGTAAGTGTACCACCACCAGAAGCGCCTAACGCTTTGATACCTACAGTGGTTCCAGAAGCAACAGCATTAACAAGAGTTGCTGCACCGCCTACAGTATCACCAACACTAATATTTGTTGTGGTGTTAGCAGCTACTTCTAAATCGATAATTATATCTACGATTTTTGAGTTAGCGGGAATCACTATATTAGTGGCTTCTGCTGCAACAGCGCCGCCAGAAATGTCCATTACATGTTGTTGAGTCATTACAACATAGCCAACGTTTGCTATGTCGGTTCCAACGGTAGTACCCGTTGTATTTCTAATATTACCTGCCCGAATCGGACCTGAAAAAGTTGTCGTACCCATGTTGATCTCCTGTCTAGGGTTAGTCAGTCACACCATGTGACTGTCAGGGATGGTGACAGAATAACTTACTTTTAAACAAAAAGAAAGGGGCAACCGAAGTCGCCCCAATCAAAAGATTTATTTAGGTTTATGCACCTGGAGATCCATACATTCCTAGTGGATCTGATACACCGAAAGAGTAACGCTCTCTCGCTTTGTAGCGAACGTTTCCTGTATCGAAGTCTCCGTCCATAGATGTCTGCATAGCAGTACGCACAAAGTGCTTCATGCC